AAGACACACTAAAGCTAGTTTGCTTTGGACACATACATGATATGGAAAATGTGTACAATCAAGGCGTGTCTAGGTTCTCTAAAACAATAACTACATTCTCAAATGGAGCATGTGTTCATGACGGAAGGTTTGACCGAGGACTAACCTCTTATGGAAACGAATTACTTATTGTATAATGTGTATTATACGGCACTTTTTGCGACATTATGCGACTTTTATGACACTTTATACTACAAATAGTGTATTATGCGACACTTTTCGGTAGTATTTCTACCTAAATCAAACCCAAAATAAATCAAATGATAACACCAATACAAGCTGTATTAACAGCTAAATCTTCCATGAATCAGAATGACTTTGACTCTTGGCTAGTAGACAACTACGCAAGGTTACTAGCCGATGAGAAGACTTTGATTCACGACGCTATGATGTACGCCTTCGATGAAGATGGGCATACCGGCCCCTGGAAGAGATTAGTCATAGACAAGTATTACAATGATAGGTATATGAATGTTTCACTATCATCAAAATAAATTTGCTAATTAGCAATACTAGAATTACCTTTGTTAAAACGAACGATTAGATGAAGAATGATTATTTACAACACACGGAACTAAGTACGGATACTGTTATTTACAAGAGAAGATTGGAAGCTAAACTTATTGCTGAATTTAAGCTAGAATTCAAAGAGAAGATTGGTTATGAGCCACATGTTTTAACAATGATGGATGACGACTCTGACGTACCAAATATCCCACTACTAACGCTTAGGGATACTATAGATGATATTCTATTGGAAATGTATGGGGATAGGCTGTTTATACATGATGTAGCTAGGCTTAGGAACCGCTCAAGAAAAATAGAATTAGTTAATATGAGGTTTATTTACTTCAAATTAGCTAGACTATTAGGACATACGCTAGATAGTATCGGAGATACAATGGCTACGTTAAGATGTGCTAGATATGACCATACAACTATTAGATATGGTATAGAGCAATTTGATAACCTAGTAGTTAGAGACGAGTCTTTTAAAGAATTGTACTTAGATGTAATAAAAAGAATCAAACAAAAATATTCAAAAAATGATATCGACACCTGAACAAACAGCTAATAACATTATGATGGAAGTTAGCAAGATAGTAAGAATAGGTATATGGGCATGCGTTCCAACACACCTGCATCTTGTTCCTGAAATACATTCAGATAGGGCTGTTAAAGACACAAGTATCCTAATGGTTGACAACATTATAGATGAATTAACCGAAGAAGGAATAACACCTAGAGTTCAACACTTTATTGATGTTAAAAAGATATTAGAAAACAAATAAAACATAAGCTATGAAAGAAATCATGATTAAAGACTTATCAACTGGTTCGTATGAGCACGAGTTTAATATTTCAGAAGATAAGGAACTATGGACATCAGATGATAAACTATGGACCTCTTCTGCTAGAAACAAAAGATTAATGTCAGTAGACGACAATGGTAATGGGTATGCTATTAAGATGCACGACAACGGCAAACTTCTTTTATTAGGATATGCAGAGGCTGTTCAGTTATATATCATGTTATCAGAATTTATGGATGTTAAGATAGATTTCATAGAGAAGACTGTTATAAAAAGTATTTAAAATTAAAATAAAGTAAAATGGTATATGGAATATCGGGATATGCTAGCTCAGGGAAAGATGAGGTTGCTAGCATGATACAAAAGATTCAGCCTGACAAAGATTGGCAAGTAAAAAAGTTTGCAGGTAAACTAAAAACTGTTGCTTCTATTTTAACAGGGATACCTGAAAAGAATTTTGAAGACCAAGACTTCAAGAATACAATGCTCGGTAACGAGTGGGCAAATAGAAGAGGTAGCCATACGCAAATGAGCGTAAGAGAGTTCCTTCAAATATTAGGAACTGAGGCTATTAGAATAGGTTTACATAGAAACGCTTGGGTAAATGCTCTCATGTGCGATTATAAGACCGAACAAGGCATAGATATACTAGACGATGGTAATATGAAGATATGGTTTAAAGATGTTCCTAATTGGCTTATAACTGACTGTAGATTCAATAATGAAGCCATAGCTATTAAGGAGAGAGGAGGAATTATAATTAGAGTTAATAGGCCAGGAGTATTCCCTGTGAATAATCATCCGTCTGAGGTTGATTTAGATAGATGGAACTTCGATGCGGTGATTAACAATGACGGAAACCTAAACGATTTATATACAAAAGTTAAAAACATACTAGAAAATGAAAACATTATCCCAAGAGCAGATAGCTCTAATTAAAAAACCGCTTCCCAAAGAAGCCGTTATGCCACACCCAACAAAGCAAAACTTATCTACTATTAAAGCTATCTATGTAACAGAAAGATTTAATGATGTTTTCGGTATTGGTGGTTGGACAATTAAAACTGACTTGATTGACAATCCATTAGCCCTAGTAAAGAACATTAAGATAACAAAGGCAGGTGCTGAACGTACCGAATACACGGCACTAATGAAAACAAAATTTGAGGTTGCAGAGTACGGAATCTACTACGAGTGCGTTGCTTCATCTGTTAATGATGATATCGGAGACGCTAGTAAAGGCGCAGCAACTGATGCTATCACTAAAATAGCTTCGTACATAGGTATCGGTATTGACGTATTCAAGGGGCAGCATGATAAAGCTCTTGTAGATTACTCTAACAATCTTTTCACTAATGACATCAAGTCTTCTATAGATAAATGTAAAACGAAAGAAGAGGTTATAGCACTATCTAAAAATATGAGTGACGATGTAAAGAGTAATAAGGAGTTTAGATTATACGTAACTAAAAAATTAGAATCATGCAAGTAGATTTAGAGTTTTTAAAGAGTAGGCCACTTAGCTTCTCTTCTATGAAAGAGTTTAGCAAAAGTCCTGCTCACTATGTCCATTATGTCAACTCTAAAAGAGAGCCATCAGATGCTATGAAATTCGGCAGCCTAGTGCACGCTCACATCTTAGAACCTGATACAGTTGAATCTAGATTCTTTGCCATGCCAGATGTAGATAGAAGAACATCAGAAGGAAAGGCTAAATGGAAAGAGGCTGAAGAAATATCTCAAGGCAAAGAGATTGTAACATCTGCTCAATGGAGTAATGCAAAATCAATGATTGATATGATGAATCAATCAACTGAATTTACTGATATTATTTCTAAGCTAACTCATAAGGAAAGAAAGTTTGAGTACGAATTATCAGGACTTCCGTTTACGGGTTATATTGATGGAGAGGCTGATGATTTCTTCCTAGAAGTAAAGACTATTGACGATGCTTCTTATAGCAACTTACAAAAGAGATTTTCAGACCTTAAGTATCATTGGCAAGCAGGTCTATATAGTGAAGTAACAGGCAAAAGGTGCTTGTATTTAATTATTCAGACAGGTTCTGTATTTGATTTCGGATTCATGATTCCTGACCAAGAGTTCATTGAATTAGGTAAATACGCCATCAAAAAGGCCGCCAATGACTTCTTAGGCTGTATGATAGCAGACGGATTCAATGTGGGCATAGATTGGAAGGTAAACAATGAAAATACCTTGTCTCTTCCAGGTTGGATGACAAAAGTTAATAACTAGTGGATAAATTGCTAAAAAACATTGTATATTTGCAATAAATATATTAAATGTCAAAAAGATTCGACATAATAAAATGGATGGATGAGCTTCCTGAGACAACTCAAAGAGGCCTGATATTCCAAACTCACGACCTAGACAGAGAGTGGCTAGAGTTTACCGTGAGAGATAGCAATGTAACATACGAAGATTATGAGTTCCAATTAGTAGATAATACCGATGAGGATGGCCTATTTTCTAAAAAGATGGAGGCTGTTCCTTTAGGTACTAAAAGATACAACGGGGATAAGGATATTAGAATGTATACTTTCCATAATAATGAACCATTTGTGTATGATGTAAAAATAGTGTTTGGTAAAGTAAAGCACGTAAGGAGGGTTAAATGAGTCGCCTCAAGTATATAAACAAAAGCAAATTACAAAAATCATTCCCAAGTTTAGCAGAGCAGTTAGAAGAAATACCTAAAAACCATAAGTCACACTTCTACTGGTTCTTTGCCAACTATTCAGGGAAATATAAAGATGTGAAGGGTAAACCAAGAACAGTATCTATAGGGGCTGTACTAGATGTATTCGACCAACTAGGATACGATATTCAAATCAATGTAACAAAAAAGTAAACCAAAAGCAAATGTCACAAACCAATTACCTAAATGGCATCAAGTTTGCCAAGTCTAGTCAGTATGGCGTTAAGTTCCTTATTGATGTTAAGTTGTTAACCGAAGAGTTAACTAAGCTTCAAGATGAGAAGGGCTCTGTAAAAGTTGAATTAAAGAATAGAAAGAGTCCGGATAAGTTCGGCTCTAATATGTTCGCTGTTCAAGACACATGGGTTCCAACAAAGTCTGCAACTCAAGAAAGAGTTCCTGTTAAGGAAGCAGATGACGACCTACCATTCTAGAAAAAAGACCACACTAGTTGCAGTAAATAATCAATCTAAATTAATTAAATTATTAATCGCGAGTTATTTAATGGGAACTGCATCTAGTTGGTAATCCGGTTAGTTTAATGGTAAAACTATTCGTACGGATAAGATATTGGTTCGATTCCAATACCGGATTCTCTCAACTTTAAGCTATGAACGTCACAGTATTTAAACATTACTCGGATGTAGGTAATCCAATTTACACATCCGTGGATAACGTATTGCATTCCATCAAGACAGGTGGCAAGAATCTAGAACTTATAAATAAAATTAGAAACTCAGAAGACAAATCTGAAAGAACGGAACTCAAGAAGGAGTTGCCATGCGTATGCTTTTCAGGAGAGTTTAGAAGGCCTATAGCTGATTCTGGAAGAGAGTCGTATAGAAATGATAGGTCACTTACAAAACACAGTTTATTAGTTCCTATTGATGTTGATTCTATAGATAATGTAGAAGAGCTAAAAGAATCATTGATGCATGAGCCTTACGTATACGCATTGTGGACATCATCATCAGGTAGAGGTCTTCATGGGCTTGTTAGAATATCTGACGGCAACAAACATAGAGAGCATTATAGAGCACTATGCAAGAAGTTTCCGTTTCTAGATACTACTGCACAAAACGAGAGTCGTATATTATTCCTATCGTATGACCCTGATATTTATATCAATGAGATTGCTGTTCCTTTTTACGAACTAGAACAAGAGGAAACTATTTCTTTTGGAGATGCAATAAACCTATCGCAAATATCTACTGATTATAGAAAGCTAGATGTAGCTGCTCGTATGATTAGGAAGGCTCCTGACGGAGAAAAGCATAAAGTTTTATTGTCAGCTTCTAATCTTATGGGTGGATATGTTTCTGCCGGAATAATGGAGTATGATGTGGCTAGGGAAACATTGATACACGAGATTTCAAAAAGAAATGTAGACGACATATCGTTAGCAAAGAAAACTATCGAAGATGGTTTAAGATTTGGTATGACAAGACCTTTAACAGAGGTTAATTCTGAACTGTTAAATGTAGAGCATGACCTAGGAATTATAGACCAGGAGTTGTCGTTTCTTTCTGATAACATAGCCGATGAAGATTACATCTACAAGTTTAAGCATGGCATGATTCCTATGGGTATGCCTTATGGATATAAAGACCTAGATGAACACTTACTTTTAAAAGAAGGAGAGTTCTATGGAATACTTTCTCACGCTAACACCGGCAAGACAACTATCAACTTATGGTTGGCATTTCTTGCTGCACACAAATACGATTGGGGTTGGTTTATATTCTCAGGAGAGAACAAGACGGCATCAATAAAAATGAGACTGATAGAATACTATACAGGATATAAGATTAAAGATGTGCCTCAAGATATTTTTGAAGTCGCAATGAAGTGGGTAAATGATAGATTTTTTATTATGAATAATCTAGATATGGTAACATATAAAGACATTTTAAATAACGTCATAACCACAGCTAAATATCGTTCAATAAAAGGATTGCTCATAGACCCATACAACTCACTAAGTATGGAGTTAGGTAGAGCAACACAATATGATTACAATGTTAGAGCGTACTCTGAAATATTATTATTCACTAAGAAGCATAACATCAGCACATTCCTATCTGTTCATACTAATACTAATGCACAAAGGACTGTTGACAAAGATGGTAACCAACTTCCACCAAGGGCAGCAGATGCTGAGGGTGGTTCTGTCTTAATGAATAAGACGGACAACTTTATAACTATTCATAGAAATATATATGATGCAGCCACGTGGATGAACACGGAAATCTATGTTCACAAGATTAGAAACAAAGACACTGGCGGTAATCCTACGCAGTCGAAGAATCCTATCATCTTAAAGTTAAGAGGTGGAGTTGAGTTCGTTGACTTGTATGGAGACACGCCTATTAAAAGAATTCCTAAACCAACATCAAAAAATATTCCGTTCTAAGTATGAAGGTAAGTATTGAAAATATTTTTGAGAGCACGCCCATTGCTTTATATGATTTAACACTTCCAATAGAGGAGAGAGCAAAGAATAAAATAGTATTTAAGAGAGTAACTGATTGCTTAAAGTTCCTAGGAGCAAGTCAAGGAAAATTCTCTTATTCAAAACTAAGAGGTAATGGCAAGATAACAGATAGGAATGGTAAGCCTTACGCAATAAGGCATATTGATTACGAGAAGTATTTAAAAGAACAGAAATGAAATACTCATCTAGCTTTACACACGACATAGACTTTGGAACTGTTGGAGAAGATTGGGTAAATAATATATTTACTAATGGTAAGAAGGTAGAAGTAAAGACCGACAGGATAGCACACAAGACAGGCAACGTATTTATAGAATACGAGTCAAGGGGTAAGCCTTCGGGAATATCTACATCTGATGCTCATTATTGGATATACATCATAGATGAATCCAAATCAGCCATTATACTAGATGTTAATATCCTTAAAGACAAACTAAGACAGTTTCATAAGGAAGGAAGATATTTAATGAATGGAGGAGATAATGATACGTCTAAAGGTTTTCTAGTTCCTATAATAGAATTTTTTAAACTATGAGTATAACTCCTAAGAAAAAGATATGCGTATCGTGTGGGTCATTAGATTATTACTTCTCTAAAAAGATGTGCAAGCGTTGTGCGTACATAAACAAAACGCCAAAGGTTAGCAAAAAAGAAACTCAAACAAGCTCCTCTAATCTCATAGAGGATTTAGATTCTGTATTTAGTCAGTACATAAGATGCAAGTACGCTAACAGCGATGGTATGGTTGAGTGTTATACTTCAGGTAAGCTAATGAGGTGGCAAGATGCTCAATGCGGACACTTCATAAGTAGAAAACACTTAGCAACAAGATGGCTGCCTCAAAATTGTAGACCTCAATCCGAATACGATAACTGTTTTCTTTCAGGAAACATTCATGTGTACAGAGTTAAACTCGAAGAAGAACAACCTGGAATCGTTGAGTATCTAGAGGAGCAAGCTAGGTCTATTTATAAGCCTAGTGTAGAAGACTTGAAAGAAATGATTCATGAGTATAGATATAAATTAAACCTAATTAAAACAAAATTTAACAAATGAGAGAGATTTTTAAAGACGACGTACTTAACAGAAAGTTTGAATCAACTGTTAATAACTACGAAGCTGTTCGTAAGGTATTATCCAATAAAGTGGATATGGATAATCCTGCGGCTGTACTAAGACAAATGGAGAGTATTCAGTCCGTTCAGGCTCTAGCTGCCCATACAAAAGCATCTTTGACATATTTATGTAACAAATATGCACTACAAAAGCTACCTTTGTTAGACCAAGAGAGTGGTAAGAATGCAAACGAGAAGAAGTATATACTCAATGCAGAGATGGGAGATGTGCTTTTCTATGACGAAGTAATGGAACTGTTAATCAAAGAGATGCACTATCAGGTAGAGATACTTAGGAGTATCTTATCTTATTTGAAAACCGAAATTGAAAAATTATAATATGAAAGGTAAAACACAAGAGTTCTACGACAAGAACCCTGAAGCTAAAAAGAAAAAGGCTGACTACGACAAGGCTTTCAATAAAAAGAAAGAGCAGGTAGAAAAGCGTACAGAACTTAATAAAGCCAATAGAAAAGCCGGCACCTATGGTAACGGAGACAAGAAAGACATGTCTCATACCAAGTCAGGCTTAAAGGTTAAGTCTCAGTCAGCTAACCGTGGCTCAAAGTCAGACCAACCTGGAGACAAAAGAGCTAGAGGCAAGAAATGATAAAAAAGGTACATAAGCATGGACTTAAATTCGACTCTAAGCTAGAGCTCTACATGTATGAGTTACTTGTTAAAAGTAAGTTAAGATTCGAGTTTCAAGTAGAGTATGTACTATTTGACAAAATAAAATACAATAGTGAGACGTTAAGGAAAATGACTTTAACAGTTGACTTTGTAGTGTATCCAAAAGACTTTCCAGTCATCGTTGATACCAAAGGTTTTTTTAGACCTGAGAATAAATTAAGATGGAAGTTATTTAAATACTTCTTGTCTTCTAGGGAAGAGTTCACTCCGGAGATATTCTTCCCTTCATCTCAAACAGAATGCATAGAGCTAATAGCCAAGTTAAAAGCCAATGACCTATCTGCTGTAAAGAAAAGTGCGAAAAGGGGTAGGATAAAAAACTAAACCCAATAAAGCAAATAAACAATGAACAAAGAAATCAGACCTCGCATTACGCAAGAGGAATTCGAGATTCTAAAAGACATTAGAACTAGACATGAAGCCCTATCTAACGAGTGCGAGTTAAACGGAATCCCCATACAAGATGTAAAACATTATTGGTTCAAGGGAGACCACTTCTCTATTAACGTAGCAAACAGAGGTAAGGGATACATGGAAGTTAGAGACGAGATTATCGACTCTATGACCAAGTATTCTCCTCAGTATAAATACCCAACAAGAGACAGAGTTCTAAAACAAGACGACTACCATTTGTTAGTTGTTGACCCAGCAGATATTCACATAGGTAAATTATCTAGTGCATTTGAGACAGGAGAGGATTATAACGTAGATATAGCTGTAAAAAGAGTTATGGAAGGTGTCTATGGAATCATAGAGAAGTCTAGTGGTTTCAAAAAAGATAGAATCCTTTATGTAATAGGCAACGATATTTTACACGTAGATACCCCAAAGAGACAAACTACATCAGGAACTCCGCAGGATACAGATGGTATGTGGTACGATAACTTCTTGATTGCAAAGCAAATGCACATAGAAATCATAGAAGTTCTTAGAGAGATTGCTGACGTATATGTTCAGTATGACCCATCGAATCATGACTATACAAATGGTTTCTTCCTGGCAGATACAATAAACAGTTGGTTCTCAAAAGATAGGGCTGTTATGTTCAACTGCTCAATAGCTCACAGAAAGTATTTTAGATACCATAATAACCTAATAGGCACAACACACGGAGACGGAGCAAAGGAGGCTGATTTGCCTATGCTAATGGCTCATGAGGCAGGATTAGATTGGTCAGAGTGTAAGCATAAGTATTTCTACGTACACCACTTACATCATAAACGCTCTAAAGATTATATGGGTGTTAATGTTGAGACCCTAAGAAGTCCATCAGGAGCGGATTCGTGGCATTCGAGGAATGGTTATGTCCATGCACCTAAAGCTATCGAAGGATTTTTACACAATAAAATACACGGGCAAATCGCAAGATTTTGCCATATATTTTAATTCATAAGAATAGTCTTGATAAGGAACGGGTCATTTTCATGGCTCGTTCCATATTTTGTTATAGATACTGAGCCGGCTAGTTCCGCCATATCCAAAACATCATCTAAGTCATCAGATTTAGATATAATAAAAGACTTAACAACAATCTTTTCAGAGTTGTCAATTTCGCCTTCCATGATTAGATTATATGTTCTATATTGCATCCCTAAATATTTAATAAAATGATACCACTTTACGAATCAGTGCAAGATAATGAAAGAGTAGAACTTCTAACTTCAGAGATAAACAAACTAACAGAAATGATAGAAGCTAGAATAAAGGAAAGAAGAAAGTTGGTATACAAGTACGATAACACGAAGATAGACTTCTCTAAAAAAGAAAAGCCTAGCAAAAGCTAGGCTCTATACTTTAAGATATTAATCTTCTTCAGGTTCTTCAGGCTTAGGATTAACTCCTACAACCCATCCGTGAAGGAAATGCATATCTGCAATGTCTTCCACTGTTGCAACTCTAACAGATTCAAAATCAAACTCTTCTTTTAATAGAACCTTGATAGCGTCTGTTCTTTTCTTTTGGTCTTCTTTCTTGTACTTATATCCACCTTTTTCGTCTAGCAATAAAACGTCTTTATCGTCTGTTGCAGCGAAATCTAGGTTGATATCTCCTAGCTTCTCATTGTACTCTTCAATGTGCTTATCTAATCTTTTGTTGAATTTTTCGATGGCTTTTCTAGCCTTGGTTCCTTCAGATAAGTTCTTAATAACTAGAGAAACTCCATAATTTACATTAAGTAAATCTTCGTAGCTTTTTTTTACGGTCATTTTGCTTTTATTTTAGATTACAAATATACTATTTTAATACAAATGATGTTGCTAAAATACCAAAAATTAAATAAACCCACTTCACTTTTTGCTGAATGGCTAGTTTCTTATTGGTCTTTTTTAACTCCATGCTCTTCCTAGATAGTTCACTATCATAGATAGCCTCTTTCATCTCTTGATTTAAGCCTATTTTCTTGTAGTTTTCTATCTGTAAGTCCTTATTAGTAATAATATCGTTTTTAAGGCTCAAAATTGACACTAAGGTGTCATTGTGCTTCTTGGTAGCATCTAATAATAAAAGGTCTTTAATGACCTTCTTTGCCACGTCTACGTGGATTTTTACTGTATCGTTATTTGTAACGGTCTGTGAACCAGCTTTGGATAGAGTCAATAGACATACTATTGACATAAGTAGTATCTTTTTCATACTGAATGTATATTTCTTTAACTGAATATTCTTTAGATAATACTTGCTTCTCTATCTCTTTAGACTCTTTTTCTAGGGATTTTATCTCTATTTTAGCAATATTTATGGTTGAATCGTACTTTGAAAGGTCTAATTTGAGTTCTTTTTGTGATTTTTTCACAAAAATGACCATTAAGATAAATACAACTGCAATTAGACTACCTAAGATTCTTTTTGGTGTCATAAATTTCCTCATGCTTTGCAGGGTATCTTTCATATAATGCTATTTTGCCTTTTAATTCTATTATATCTCTTTCTGTTGTTGTTATCCTAACAGAGTATTCTCTGCTCTGACCTAGTAGCGTCTTAATGTCAGACTTCATTTCTCTTATATCACTATAAAATATATAGCAGAATCCGCTTAATAAAAGTGGCATCAGCCACGCTTTAACTTTATCTACTACGTTGTCTTTCATTAGTGCAAATATATGAAGGTATACGGATATATATTAACTGAGCAGTGAGTTGAATAAGCTGAACTTAGCTAATCTATCATCAAGCCCATGTGTGCCGCCATTTATACGCTTTGTAAGAGCTATTACATCTTCTTTATCAGCTCCCCCATCGCATATTTTCCATAGACTATTCTTCTCAAAGAAGAAAGCTGCAGACATTAACGGATACTTTGTAGCTATCAAATCAGGGTTAGCCAGGATATCATCTTCTACAACCTTGTCGAATTGGCTGTAATTATCCTTACCGGTTAATTGAATGTATCCTCTTCCTCTAAACTTCCACCCATCTCCACTAGCTTCATCCCCGTTCCCCATTCTAGAAGCATATACTTTATTAGCTATTTTTTCAGGCTTTCTTTCGTAAGCCTTAGCTGACACATCATCTTTAAAGTATTTTCCAAATATAGAACGCAGTCCTGCTGCACCATAATTAAGGTTTTCAGTAACAGCCTTAAAGTTACCGCTCTCGTGAGCACATTGAGACAAGAAATGAGCCAACCTAAGTGGGCTATCTATAGAGAACTTCTCTATTACTGATGGTATTTCTGATAATACCTGAGCTGGAATCTTCGTAGCTAATGCGTCTAGTTTCATGTTATTTTATTTTAAAGTCTTTATTAATACCTAATGAATATGCTCCAAAAGTTCCGCCAAAGGCACTTTGAGCACCATAACTTAATACAAATGAATATTCTTTTTTTAACGGAATAGTATAGTTAAAATCATATTCCATAGTTATGTCTTTATGGTGGTAGAAATATCCTATCGCTGCACTTACACTAAAGTTTTCATAAATTGGAAACGTAGCCATAACTTCCTGATAGAAGTCCTTCTTATCCAAAGTCCACCAACCACTATTAATCCCTACTGCTGTTTTACCAAAATACTTTCCTATCTCAACTGTTGCACCTAATAAATTTTTAGTATCGCTTAACGGGGTATTAAATGCCACATTTGGAGCTGCCGCAATATAATACTGAGCGTTTCCTTTTAATGCAAATAACAAACATATAACTGCTATAAATTTCATTACTTTTTCTTTTTAGTAGCTGCTTTTTTAATTGGCTTTTTTGCCGCTTTTTTAACAACCTTTTTTACAACTTGTTTTCTATTTTTAAACATATCATAGATGATAGAACCTAAAAGAGCGATAGCCAAAGCTATAGCACCTATCATAAAATTAGAAAACTTGTTAAGTAGGCTTATCATTCCTTTAGTGTCTTTAGCTCCAATTGTGGTTTGAATGTCTATTAGGTCATTTACATACTCTAAAACAGGATAAATCTTTTTATCCATCTCCTTAGCTTCCTCATCTGTAACGATACCATCTGCTGAAATCTTTTCAAAATAAGCGTCTGCCGTATCAATATACATCTGAGCTTTACTACTTACTTCCTTCTCTTCTCCAGTCTGGTAAGTCTTTAGGTAAGCTGCCCACATTGTATCTGTTATATCTTTCTCCTTTTGGATAGCAACTAGGTCTATTTTCCCTCCTTTAATAACTTTAATTTGGTCTTGTATGGTTGAGCCGTAATAATCAAACTTTCGACTCAAATAAGGTTGAGGCACTAGTCTATCTTCATATACACTTGTAGCTGTTTTTTTAATAGTATATTCTACATACTTACCGAACCCAGCAACAGATAGTATAATTGCCGTTAGTATGATTAATAAAATGTTTTTCATCGTTTTCTTTTTGGTTTTGGTTGTTCTTTTTTCATGAATGACATTGGGTCTGAGGCAAATTGCCCACTTATTTTAAGTACTCCTTGTATTATTTCAGGACTGTTTAATCCTACTAGCCCATAAGCAATAGCCTTATACATGGAATCAACTTCAAACTGTTCCATAACAAACCATGCAATCAGGGAAGCAATCATAGAGCTAATCATCTTCTTAACCACATCAGAACTAGATTGTTCTTCATTAGTAGTTACGAGTCTAGCCACCATGCCTGCCGCCCCAATCAATAGTACTACCCACCCTCCATCTAAAAAATGAGCTATAAAATTATCCAATTACTCTTCTGTTTTATCTTGTTTAAAACCTTTTATAAGACCCGTAACCGATTCAACAGTTGTAAGTCCAAGAGAAACCATTACTAACGCAGTAGTTGCCCATACAAGCGATTCTGCAGGGGCTACATGAGCCTCTGACATAGAATTGGTATAAAGGGTCCAATAAAGAAAACCGGCCCCTATTATGCCTACTAATCGCTTACTAGAGTTATTGCTTTCTGAGGAGAAAAATCCCCCCATCCAATTAAACAGTTTCTTCATTTTCTAAAGTTGTAGTTGGTTCTTCAAATACAGGTACTTCTGTTGGTGTAGATACCCATGGTAACGGAAGTGTTACATCTTTTGGTGTAATCTGAAGAGCAATGTTAGCTTCTAAACTAGCCTGCATAGCATCTACAGGAAGCGTAGCTTCTAGCCAGGATACGATTTCAGCCTCAGTAATGTCTTCATATGGAATGAAATTTTCTGGATTAGGCTGACCTACGCCTTGTGCTCCGTATGTATCTACGAAATACGTCTTGTCTCCTTCTGTTTTTTCTGCTTGATAGCGCCAATGAATTGTATGAATTACTTTTGGTAAGCCATCTTTTTCTACTGAGCAGTTGAGGGCCGATATCGACCATGAAAAGTTTGTCATTTTATCTATTTTTATTGTTGTTTATAATATGTCCATTTAAATCCATATGCTTTACTGTATTCTCCTTTGCTACACCTAGACACGTTTCCTTGATTAAATCCTAGCTCTCTTTCTATTTGACAAGAAGACTCCCAGTTTTTTATAAAAATACCATTTAAATCGTATTGGGTTATAGGCTTCTTTGCTTTAGAATCAGATATTTTCTTTTTCGCTAAATCAGAGTGTTTTCTACCTTTTGATTTAATTCCTAAATTTCTAGCACTTTCGATAGCTTTTTCGCTTTTTCTTATTCCTTCTGTTATTTTAGCTCTTAATTCAGGGTCCTTATTTCTTTCCCTCATTCTTTCTGCCATCTTTTCTTTTTGCTCATCAGTAAAAACCCTTCTTCTATTTGCTTCGGCTATTTTCTCTCTATGCTCTTTAGATATTATTGCATTTATAGCGCCATCACCTCCATCAGTCATATTAACCAAGCATCCTGTTTTTAAATCAATTCTGCCGTATAGTTTTATAAATTCCTTTTCCTTTTCACAAGCCTGCTCCCATGTTAAATTATCCATAAGTATTTCCACTTCATAACCGCCTTTATTAGCCACCCTTTTCCAAAAATCACTTCTAGTCTTATGTCTATATGCTCTGTTATAATACTTGCTTGTACCTATTCCTATGTAGAAAGGTTCGTTTTTATCAAGTCTTATATGTCTATAAACGTATGCCATTAATTTAATTAAAGTATAAAGATACTACCCATTTTGTTTCTAATGCCATTTTATTTTATTTTAAGGTGTTCCGTGTAATGGAATTAAATAATTTTGTCCGTTTACTGTTATTCTCATATAGGTAGATAACCCACTTGATGTTGCATCTGTACCTACGTTTGTTATTTCTAATGTTTTAACTATTACATCACTTGTAAACCTTCCTGTTCCGCTAACATCTAATTTGTAACTCGGCGATGCAGTATTTATACCTACGTTGCCATTTGCGAGGATACCCATGCTTTGAACTAATGTTCCACTTGTTCCTGTGCCAAATCTAATTGCACTATTATACTCAGCACCAATACATAGGTCACCTGCAATAGAATTTTGTATATGATATCCATTGGTAGATGCTCTTCCTATCGCCCCACTATCTCCATATCCAACAGCAGCAGTGCCAAAGAATACTGAATTATTTGAATTTTGTACAACAATATTTCCATTTACAGCAAGAGTAGCTCCTGAAGTGGGCGATGTGGTATTAATCCCAACTACACCCCCACTTGTTATGCGCATACGCTCGGTATTGTTCGTAGCAAAAATTATAGGATATGCTCCACTTCTCCAAACTACACTTGAATAAGCACCTACACCAAATTGAGTACCTGATGCATCATCAGTACCAATGTAAAAACTACTACTGGCATTTTCTATATCTAAAAAAGAAGCATTTGCAGTAGAGTAAAATCTTCCTCTTAATAACCCACTTGTTTGTGCGTGAAATAATGATGTTGGCGTTGCAGTACCTATACCTACGTTAGAACCACGAATAACAAAGTCGCTTTCTACTTGTCTTGGTGATATTGAGAAATATCTATTCTCTGCGGCTGCGGCTGGGAAGTAAGAAATCTTACCATCTGACAAAGCACTATCTGTGAATGTAATTTGAGCGTAACTATTATTTACGCCATTTCCATCAATTCTTAATTGTGGAGTAGCAGCGTATGTAGTTCCATTTGCACTTGCAAACTTACCACTCGTTGCCGTTACACTACTTGAGAATGTAGCTGCTCCTGTAGAGGCTATTGTAAGACCTGCACCACTTGCGACACCTAATGTTACTGATGTACTTGCTCCACTATTAATAGCAGCCGAACTTCCTACATATCCGATTGCAGTTCCATTATTATTAAATTGCAAATATGTACTTGTTCCAGCTGATACACCATTAATAAGCATATAACTTCCTGTACTTACACTACTTGAGAATGTAGCTGCTCCTGTGGATGCTATTGTAAGACGTGTAGCACCATTAGTTGATAATAATAAACTTGTTGTGGCTGCAATTTCATTTAATGAACTACCTGCATAAAAATCTAAGTTATTAGTTCCGTCAGTAATTCTTGCTATTGTTCCTGATGCTCCATTAACTTGTAATTTATAGCTTGGAGATGTAGTACCAATCCCCAATCTACCACTCGCATCTAACGTCATTGCTTGGGTAAAGGATATAGCGTTACCTGCCGTTCCTGAAGGAGCGGTTTCCCAAACGTGAGAACTATTCGCTTGATAATATCTACTTGCAAATCCGTTTTGTAAATACCTATTACTACTCCCGTCAAAATAACCATTAGCATAAAACCAAATTCTGTCGCCATCAGCCATTATACCATTGTTCTCTATTTGAAAAGCAGTATAACCACTTCCCCACGCACTCGGTGTAACTCCTAATCCTAAATTGCCTGAAGTATTGAGTTGCATTCTTACCACAGTATTAGTAGCAAAATTTAAACTTGTATTATTACTTGTACCAATACCTGCTTGGTATGCTGCCATACCTGTAAACAATTGATTACCTGCACTACCCTCTAAACCAAATTCTAAATTTCCACTTGTATTATTTATTGATGCTGCTATTCTGCTTGTACCACCGCCACTTAAATTAAACAAATAGTTAGAGCCTGTTATTGTAATTGCACTCCCACTATCTTGCACTAAACTATTCCCTATTGTACTTGCACCTGTAAACTTAGGTAGGTAGTTAGTAGTACCTGAGCCTCCAACTCCTGTAGCTATAGTCCATGACCTATCAGCAGACAAATCATAAGTAGTACCATTAATGGTAAGTGTTCTAGTGGTAGGGGTAAGGTTGGTTACAAGTATCCCACTATCTGTTAAAATATTATTCGTTATATTAGCTAATGCCATGGTGCAAATTTACTTATTTATTATTCAGCTTCCGTAATGTCTTCTATGATTGTAACTCCAATATAATTTGCAACTAATTGGTCTACATATCCATTATTTATCCCCCATAATGCAAACTCTTCTTCACTTAAATCATAATTACCATTAGCTAGGCTTTTACCTTCGCTTGTTTGTAGTTCATAATAAGTTCCGCAAGTTATTGCGTTTGTTTCAAAAGGTAATACTCTTACCATTAGTTGTGTTGCTTCCCCTAGTATTGGGAATGTAATTGGTTGAATTTGTGCCATATTATTTATTTTTATAATTTTACCATTTCTTTTGCGTAGTTTAGAAATATATCTACTTCTGCTGCGAATAAAAACTTATACCCTTTAACATTATACTTACCTCTGTTTTTGCAGGATTTTTGTACATCTTTAGGACTAGCATTAACAGATTTTTCAGCCTCTACAATAGACTCATATCTTCCAAGTAAATCAAAGTCTTTAGTAAACATATAGACAGGCTTAGATTTTCCAATTATTTTATTGTAGTTTCTAAGATTCTCTTTCTGTTCTTCAGTCATTACTAATCCTTTTCTTGAGCTACCTTCTCTACATATATTACAACACAGTTTGTCATCTATATGCTTTATTATATAGTCGCTTTCAATTCTGTTTAAATCATCTTTTTCACATTCTTCCAATATCTCAAACTCAAACTCGCCATACTTATTCCAACAATGCTGAATCCTAGGATTACTATGTCTACCTTTTTTGACTTCTCTATTATGCTGGTACTCCCTTCTTCTTAAATCAACTGCTTGACCGAAGTAATATACCCCATTCGGAAATGTTATTTTATATACTCCTATCATATGGTTGTCATTGTGAGTGATTTCCAAGAGCCTCCACTATATACATAAAAACCCTCTGTTCCATCTGTTTGATATACAAGTAGTCCTGTTGCAGGAGAAGCTATAGCTGTTCTTTGTGCAGAAGTCATCCTTGAAATTAACACTCCTTTTGTGGTAGAGTTCATTGTTAATATAGAACTTGCTACGTCAGTGGTTGTTCCTAATAGTAAACTACCAGTAGCAGTTAAACGCATTCTTTCTGCTATTGTACCACCATTATTAGTATTAAATCTTAAATCTAGTCCGCTTATTCTACTTGTTATATTTGGACTTCCACCATCTACTGCTATTGTTAATGACCTTACACTGTTAATTGATAAATCTAATACACCACCATTAGTTATATTATCAATATTTAAAATTGTATATCCTGTTCCTAAATTTGTAGGAGATATTGTCCCAATACCTACATTTCCTCTATCTAATACAAGATTGCTTGAAAAAGAAGTACTATTGTTTAATAAATCAAATGAATACTTTACTATCCCTGTTGATACGTTTGTATTTAATTGTAATCTATAAGTACTTGGGGCAGAGTTATAAGTCCATTGTTGAATTAATGAAGATGCTGCAGTTGCAGAATCAACTGTTAAATTACCACTCACCCTTGCAGTACCATTTACATCTAACCTAAAACCTGCATCTGTGCTTGTTCCTACAAGTAATCTTCCCCACCATCTACCAAAAGTAGTTGAGCTATTACCAATAGTAGTAGTGTTACTTCCAAGTCCAATAGCATTAAATCCTATTACTATTTGGTTAGTATTCCCATAGCTATTACTCCTAACACCGCTACCAATAAATACCGAATTAGACATTACAAAGTTTGCACTTGTCCCATCTGCAACAAAGTTGCCTACACCTGTTCCAATTGCAACGTTACCTCCTCCTCCTTCAAAAGCCTGTGATAATGCAAACGCTCCTATTACTGTATTATCATTAACATTATTTCTTAAATAACCTAATGCACCTCTACCAATTACTACAGTATTATTTGCTGTTCCTGTAGCTCCACTTGAATTCATATTATTAAATGCACCTGCACCAACTACAGTATTAGTAATATTACCTCCATTACCTCTACCTATTGTAATTCCTTCTACTCTTAATCCTATATTCGCCACCCCCGTAAACGCACCATTAGTAAACGTAGGGTTAATATCTAATCCTACTAATACATCATTGTTTGCTGCTGCTACTAAGGTAGTGTTTATTAATCCACCTCTTGCTATTGCACTTGATGCAGTTTGACTACCACCTAAAGTAAGTTCTGTTGCAGTTGCTAAAGTAGATGTTCCTATTGCTACGTTACCACTTGTTGTGCATAATAAGACATTG